GCTCTGTCCTGTAAATTAGCCATAGCACCAGAACCATAACGACCTGCTTGTGAGCTTTGAGATGCAATATCTTTTAGAGCATCTTGGAATTGTGTTGTAGCAACCCCTGCAGCACCTTGTAGTGCGTTAGCAAAGTATGGGTTAAGACCTAAATTCTGACCTTGTATAGTAGCAAGTTGTTGTTGTTGAGCGGCTGGTACTAATGGACTACCTGCTAATGCTCTTGTTTGTGCAGCTTGTAATGCTTGTTGCGTTTGTTCGGATGGGTCTACATATGTTTGATATGGATAGTAATTAGGAGTATCTGTTTGGTATAACTGCTTTGCTTCTTTTAAACCATATTCTACGAATGGACGAACTGTAGGGTCTAGCTGTTGTTGGGTGGTTTGTTCAGATTTGCCACCTCCACCACCACCGCCATAAAAGGTAAACGCATCTGGATTCAATCCAAATAAGGTTTTAAAGATATTTAAAAAGGTCATAATTTTAACTCCATTAGTGTATATTTAGGTTGCATACCCCATTTGATACGCCATAATCTGACGATACCATCCAGTTTGGTAGAACCTTGTATTTTTGTTCCACCATTGTTTCTTACCCATGTACAGAATTGTTCCCAACATTTCTTATTAGTAACTCCACCGATATAAGTAATGTAGGCAACTCTGTCATTAGGGTAGTTTATCCATTGTACTGTAAATGCACAGTGACATTGCTTGTTATCATCTAACACAAGTAACAAGTCTGATTGTCCTTGTGCTACGAATTGTTTTAATTGGTCTATCGTAAATTCACCAGAACTGACATCGATTGCTTTTTGTAAGTGTGGTTCAGCTAAATTCCAGAATTGGTGAATATGGTTGGTAGGTACTACGAATAGGTTCTTTTCCATGAGAGAAATCCTAGATATACACTACCCTATTATAACATATCCATATGTGTTGTTAGCCGTATTGTTAGCAAAATGGCTGACTGTAGCCTGTCCATTCTGTTGTGCTGACACATACACATTATCCATACTAAATGGTGCAATGTATGTAATATTTATTTGTGCAGATGGTATTGCAGGTCTTGTATAAGGTGTTGTCGTTGTAGCAGTAAAATGCTCTAAAGAAACATTACTGGAAGATGTTGCTCCTGCTATTTCTATATAATCACCTGCTGTTAAATCTAACACATGACTTGAAGTTCCTGTTAGATGTGATGGGTCACCAGTAGATTTTCTTGCTGGTAAACCAAACCTTTTTCCAGATTCAGCAACATCACTGCCATTTACTCTAAACCATACATCTGCATACTCTGCATCGTTATTAGAGTTTGCTAGCTGTAAAGAAAATAACGCTTTATATATACCATCGTTTCTAACATATATTCTTGATGTATTGACTGCATCTAAATACACACCATTTAGTTCATGTTCTGTAGTCCAATCGACCACTGCTGTATTTCCTGCACTTGGTGCTAACTGGTCTGTGTTTTTAGTAAACTCACCATAAGGTGCTGTAGAAGTTTCTGCTGCATCGCTAAATGGCACTAATAGTATTTTAGAGTCTGTAGAGATTCGTTCGTTATAGATAGTCGTTGATGTTGCCCAGCTCGTATCTAAATCAAATGTACCTGTACAGTTTAATTTACCATTAAGAACTTGATTAGTAACCTCTGCAATTTCACGAGTATCTGCATACTGTGGTTGTAGTCTACGAAACTGCATTATCGATTACCTTGTGGTTTAAAGTCTACATCTATAGATGTGGCATTAGTCCAGTTACCAGTAGGGCTAATAGAGAAACGATGATAACGCCCTGCACTTCTAATACTGGCTCTACCTTCTGATGATGCAGATACAGATGAACCAAATTGTATGTTGTCGTCTAGTTCTCGTCTTGATGCCACTTTCACATCCGCACTACCATTGTCTATTTGTGGTCTCACTAATGTAGCTACAGAGTTATAGCCTACTTCTAGGTCTGGAGTAATTAGTTCTGAATTGTATGTATTGCCTGTAAAAGTTACAATCTTGGTATCTTTAAATCCTGCAAATAAGAACTTACCACCAACCCACAATCTGTCATCTAGTGATGCAGGGATTGTTTCTAGGTTTGTATATCCTAACACGGCTTCTAAACCTTCTAATGTGTAACCAGTTGTTGTAATGCTACCTACACCTGTAGTCAATGTTTCTACTCTTGACCATTTATTCAGTTGCCAGTTATAAACTAGAATACCACGACCACCGTCTACATTCTTATAGTTCCATACTACAAGTTTTTTAATAGGGTCTACAGATGCTGACATAGAATCTAGGTCTGTTAAGTCTGCATCGTTATAAAAGTATCTGTCTACTTTTTCTGTACCAATACCTGTAACTGTTTGTCCATCACATTTGTAGAATCCGTCATCAGATAAGAAGAATGATGTAGCTCCATACTGTGCAATAGAGTTACCTTCAATACATCCCAGTCCTCTAGAAATAGTGTCAAACTGGAAGAATAATGGTGAGCCTGCATAAGACATACGCACGATAGACTTTTCTAAAAATACTAGCCCTATTTCCCCACCTGTTAATCCAGTAATGTTACCACCGTCAGGTATGATTTGGTAATCTGATTGTGATGTAGTGCCTGATACCCAGTTAGTTTCATCGTTTATATCTGACCATTGTACTTTGTTAGTATCTGTTCCAGCACCAATGTTCGCTGATACCACAAAGTCACGCACTACAGTCACATATTTAGCAACAGGTGCATTAGCATTTAAGTCTGCAAATGCTGATGATGAACCAATCGTCCATGATTGTAATTTAGCTTGGTTGTTAGCAGCAATGACTACTCCACCAAACTGTGCAAAATGCCATGTGCTTCCACTATATCCACCTGATTTAGACACATCATCTAGTGATAAATCTGTAGCATCTAGTTTAAACAGTTTAGTAGCACCGCCTGCAAAGATAGCTACTTCATCACCATATTTAGAACCAAACACAGCATTTAAGTTTTCACTCGCATTACCAGAAAAATCTTCTGCGTTAGCAAAAGGTGCATAACCTATAGATGTAGGAAATACATTCTTTGCATCTCGCAGTGATGTGACTGATGGTTGGTCAGGTAACCATTCTTCAAATAATATTCTTTGTGTAGCCATATTAAAGTTTCATTATAAATGCAAGAGCATAGTAAGGAGGAAGGTTAGCATTAGTGCCACTAGAACCTTCTGTTGAGTTAGCTACTGTAATGCCAGTTGTAGCTGATTCTGTATCTGTTCTCCAGTTAGAACCTCTAGCACCTGTTGCCAAAATATAAGGACCACCCCAACCACCAGCATCATAACCACCAGTGTTTCCATTATTACCAAAAGGATGGCTGTGTCCAGAATCTGTTACTGTTGCAGTGTGGGTATGTTCTACTACAATAGCATCTTTACTACCACCAGATTGTGATGCTGTTCCTGTAACTGTAGATTTAGCTACTCCACCATCATCTGCATCTGCCGCTACAATCATTTTATTTCTTAAGTCAGGTGTTCCACTTGTTCCATCACATAATGCCCAACCACTAGGAATTGTTGCAATTGTGCCTGACCACATCATAATCATGCCTGTAACAAAAGCATCACCCCATGTAGGAGTTCCTGTTCCTGCTGACAACATAACTTGACCAGATGTTCCTGCAGCTCCATCAAGTGTAAAATTACCTGTAACTGCCAATGTTCCAGATGATGTTAATGTGCTTGTGTTTGTAAATGTATCGCCACTTACACCTGATTGAAAGTCTTTAAGGTGTGCCATGACTTCACGAATAGCATTGTTAATACCTGAAGGTGGGCATGATTCAGCAATGTTAATACCATCTACATCGGTATTATTTGCTGCGGTTGAATCGTATTCGGAGAGCTTTGTTTTTGCCATTTTTTATCCTTGTCTTAACCATGTGTTTGATTCAGGCGTATCTTCCACCCATATTTCACTTCCAGTTGCAGATTCAGTCCAAGTTTCAGAACCTACTGCACTGTCTGTCCATAATTCACTACCTACTGTAGAGTCAGACCATGTTTCTGTTCCAACATCACTATCTGACCATTCTTCGCCTAAAACAGTACCTAGTGCTACTATTGTTCCATTAGAGTTGATAATTGCATCACCACTAAATGTTGCATTTGCTAAACATTCTGCTAATGCTTCTGAATTAATAATGCCTGTGCCTGAATTAATTAATCCACCTAAAGCACTAACATCTGCATCTGCATTGATACTTGCACTAGACCTTGCTTCACTAAACGCATCTGCTGTTACTGATACATTTGATAACATAGATGCTGTTGCAACTGCAAGAGAAAATCCTTCTGCATCGAACAGTGCATAACCTACTACCGCACCACTATTTGTTCTTATTCTTACATAAGAAACAGATGCACTTGCATCACCTGTAATTGAACCTGATACTGTTGCAATTCTAGTTGCATCTATATTAACAGTGCCAGTGGTTGATATATCACCAATGCCATTTAATATTAATATAGCATCTGATGTAACAGTAGCGTTAGATGTAATAATTGCATCTGATGTGCGTAATCTTAAAGCAGAAGATACAACTGTAGCATCAGCAGTAACAGATGCTTCACCAAATAATACTTCAGTAACTTTACCTAAAGAACTAAAAGGTGCTTGAGAAAATGCACTTATACCAAACATTACACACCTACATCAGGTAATGTTGCTGATTTTAATTCCTCTACTGTGGTCATGGTATCTACTTGATTTGTTGCATCTCTTAATTGCTGTTTTTTAGTAACAATTGCAGATGTGTCAGCACCTGTTTCTTGTGCTTTTATAAACTCAATATCTAATGCTTGTAGTTTTGGTTCTCTTTCAGCACGAAGTCTGTTTTTAGTAATATCTTTAGCTTTAGCTATGTCTATTGTTATTCCCATGTCCATGCGTTCCTAAAAGTTCTGTCAGATGGAATATCTGATGCGTTTACGATATGATATTCTTTACCAGCTGGTACATCTTTAGCTGCTATTTGTTCAATAGTTAATCCACAATCAGTTGGAATAATTATGGAAATTGTTCCATCATCATTTGTATATACTATTCTTTTATCCATAATTCTTTCTTATCTAAATATAGAGATGAAAATATCAATTGCATCGGCTTTGGCGTCAGTATTGCTAAATGTCTGAACATTAAAAGCTGATGTTGAGTAAACAGTTTTATCAATAGAAATATGTCTAATATAACCTGAAACACCTGTGGACACCGAGTAATTAACATCTGGCATCGCAGTGGTAAAATTAACTGTATATTCACCTGTACCATTGTCTGTAATAGAGCTAACATTACCACTTTCTCTTATCGCAACAGTTCCTGTTCCGTTAAAGTTTACCCATGCACGAGCAGAGTAACTAGGTGCTGAACCACTTGCTGTAGATAGTTGGTCTACTGCATCTGTCGCTAGTGTTATCGTCTTACTAGATAAGTCTAATGTAGATGATAAATCATCAGATGTAACAACACCATCTTTTATTTTATCTACACCTAAATCACCATCAATAATAACTGCCATTATTCACCCCAGTTCTGTGAGTTCATGACTTCTATCAATGCTTCTACGCTATCTACACCTGCAATAGCAGTTTCTAGTCTTTCTGATTCTGCAACGATTGCTGTTCTTTTAGATGCTACATCTGTTGGAATGTCTACACTGCGTTCTGTTTTGCGAATAACATACCAGTCAGTTTGTGATAGTAGTTTACCTGCTGTGTCTTTGACTTGTGCAATCATGTTAGACTTCAGACCTTTAGTGACTAGTCTTTCATCTGTGTCTACCATCACAGGATTGTCTGGGTCTGTGTTATCTAATACTTGAACATAGAGTGGGTTACCTTCTTCGTCTACTTCTTCTTTATCCTCTAGTGCTTTAGGATTGTTGACATCACCATTCCAGTAGTATCTGTCATCATGCCTAACAGGGTCATCTTCCCATGTTATACCAAGTGCATCTCTATCACCCTGTGATGAAAGTTTTAGCCAGTTACGAGGGTATTGCACATTGTTGTGCGTAAATCCTCTATCTGCTTGTAATGTCTTGCCGTTTAACTTGTATGCCATATTGTTTACCTTGCGAGTGAGTTTTTAAATGGGTTTTCTGCAAATGCTGTATATAGAAATTTAACTCCTGAATTATTAAGTGCAGAACCCCCTGCATATCTTAATTTAAACCCATTAGATAAAATATCTAAATAAGCACCTGCTGAACTTTCTGCATCAGGTAATGATGGGTAAATTAAGTTATTATTTGTATTATATGTGTTTCTTGTGGTGTCAAATATAATCCAATGTGCATTACCAGTATCTACATTTTTAGTTAAAATAAATGCAGGTCTAAACCCTGTGTATATAAATGGACCATCAGCAGAACCATTACCTGTATATGAACCAAATTTACTAAATCCTTCTACTTCTGTAAAACAATAAGCAACATAAGTTGCTCCACTTGTTAATGCTCCAGAGGACAAATATAATCTATCACCATTAGAAGCATTTTGACTTCCCATAAAATAAGGAGCAGCACCACTACTAGGAATGTAGGTGTTTAACTCTAAATGATAAGCAAAGTTTGAACCTTGATTTCCTATATGTCCAACTTGCCATTCACTTGTGCTATCTCTGCGTTTGACTATTGCCATAGTTAATGGTGTTGATAAACCTGTGCCAACATTGTCAGAAGAATTACCACTACCTGTGTAAGTTACAATACTAAATCCAGATGTTGTATTAGCAGATACTGTAGATGTGATTGAGCCTACTGTATTAGATACAGCAGTAGAATCTGAACCTCTCCAGTTCCATGTTACATAATCTGCATTTAATAAATTATGTGAACCTGCATTACTTTTAATTGTAAATCCATCAGAGTCTATAGAAACAAATTTACTTGTTTCGTCTGCTTCAGCATTAGTTTTGTCTGTTGATAATACATACCCTAAAGTTCTAACAGAATCATAAGTTTGATGTGAATTAGCACCATCTCTTCGTTTTATCCATATCCAGTCAGGACTAAATCCTACTCCTGTGATTGGATGACTTGTTAAATCCCCATCACCTGTATAAGTTACAGTGTTCATATACTCACTACCATCTGTAATATCACTATCAGGTAAGTTATATGTATTTAGTTTTTTAAATCCTGTAGGCACTGTATATGCAAATGGTCTTTGACCAAAGTTTACATAATGATTTTGTTGATAAGCAGAAGTCACAAAATGATAAGTTTTACTACTATTAATACCGCCTGATACAGCAGGGTTAGTTCCTGCTGATGGGTCTCCTGCTCCACTACCTGCATTTACCCAGTTAGCACCAATCCTAAACCATACTTTATTGTTGTCCATGTCAACAGCACAGGCAAGAGCATCAAGTGCATTAATATTATATGTGCCTGTCCAGTTTCCTGTAGACCCTGTTAAACCACCTGATGCTGTTCCAGAAGAATTTGGAGTGTTAGTTAATATAGCATCAGTAACATAAGCATTAGAACCATTAGCAAGAGATTCAACAGGTGCTAAACCCATAGTGCCATTGTTAGTATCTGCACTTGCTGCCATTTCAAAATACCACTTACCTGTTTTAGGTAATGCAATAGACGATATAGCGTGTCGCCAAGATGCAGTTCCACTATTAACTAATCTAATATTACCATTGTCTACTGTTGATGTTGATAATGGAAATAATATATTATATGTAGCAGTGTTGGCAGTATCTTCATCTGTTAATGTAGGAACATCTGACATTAAATCATAATTTACAGATGTTGATGTTGTATTAAAGTTATTTTCGGTAAAATCGTTGCCATTACCTGATTGGTCTGTTCCACGACAACCTTTTAAATAAAATCCATTAGTGCCATATGTGCCTGTGTATTTTTTTGGTTGCCATACACCATCATCATTAAATTCACCAAACGAATCTGCATCTAATGCTTGTCCGTCTATATGATTTACTTCTGTTATATATCCATCAAAATAATAACTTCCACCACTTAATCCTTGCCTACCTATTGTGTGTAATTGTGTATTATTAATTGTTCCACCTTCATTAAGTGCAGGATAGCCACCATTATCATTAGTTAATAATTGACCATTAACATATATTTGTAGTCTGTCAGATGCAGTAGATTGACTTTGGTCCATCTTAACTACAATGTGATACCAAGCAGATGTATCTCTAAATAGCATAGTAGGTCTATATATAAAAGTATTTGTACCACCTGCACGCCTAAATACCTGAAGTTCGTCATCATTTCTAAAAATAATAGATGTTCTATTATTGTCATTATTATAGGCAGAAAATAAACCAGATTGTGTAGCTATTTCTGACCTTTTAACCCAAGCACTCCATGTCCATGTTGTTTGATTCCCAACTACTGTTGGTGTTCTTGAAAGATATGTAGTTGCAGTTGAGCGAAATCGTAAACTATCTGTGATGTTATAGCCGCTAGGACTATTAGCCCCCATTCCTACAAACATTTAAGCAACTCCTAAAGAACGACCTTGTTCATATAAGTTAGTGCCATCACTTCTAAATGTAATGTAATCTTTTGCACTAGCACTTGTAGATAATGTAGGTGCAGTTGCTCCTGTAAATTTAAATACGCTGTTCCATGATGCAGTTCTTGAGCCTGTGCCATCTTGTACAATTTCTAATGCGTAAAAACCACCATTCACAAGATTAGTAGGTGCTGCAAATGTTCTATTGCCACCTAATGTCACTGTAGCTACTTGTCCTGTAGCTGTATCCCAGTTAATTGTTGCACCATCTGTAAGTGTAATAGTAGGAGAATAACCACGACCTGTAACAGCAATACCTGCTGATGTAATAGACATGACTGTAGTGTCAGCAGATTGTATATCTATATTGCCTGTGTTATCAGCAGTTGTTACGATTCCACCTACACCTGTAGTTGAAGCGTTAATTGTTGATGCCATGTTTACTCCTAAATTACGATATATCTGCTACCTGATGGCACTGTTAAAGCAGCACCACTTGCAACAGTTTGTGGTCCAACTGCAAATCCATTGTAGTCTGTTGGGATTGTGTAGCTAGAACCAATTGTGTTTTTTGTTAAAGAAATACCATTAGATGCAGCAACTTGTGGGACAAATAATGTGTCAGTAGAATCTGTGTGTGCTGATTTTTCAGCAGGATATGTTACGAATACATTAGATGTGCCTGATAATGTAATAGCACTGCCACTATTACTAGATTCTAATATCGTGTCACGAGATAAAGTTGTGCCTGACGCTGTATAAGTACCAAGACCTACTTCCCAGTTATTACCTGATGTAATAGCGTAATAACAAGTATTGCCATCACCTATCGCTGAAAAGTCTTGAAAACCTGTTACTGCACCATTAAGCGTAACTGTGCCTGTGCCTGTAGTGGTTGTGGTTTCTTGTACTCTATCTTTAACGACTAATGCCATTATGCTAATGTTACTGATAAGTTACCTGATGTAATCTTAAAGATGTCACCAGAATCAATAGTTTTAGATGTATCTAAAGGTGTGTGGAATAATAAGTTACCACCTGTAGAAGCATCATGTATACCGATATGTGTAACTGTACCCCATGAAGCAGTACAAGTTGGGAATGTTACATCAGCAGAGTTTGTAGAGACACCATTAGATGGTGCTCCAAATGTTACTGCTGTTCTAGCATATGAACCACCTGATACTTCTGTGCCTGTGTCAGCATCTGTTGGGTCTGTTGTATATAAACCTACATATACAGTTGTAGGGCTGGTATATGATGTGTTACGAAGAACTGCATTGATAAGTGCGTTCTCTAAATAATTACTAAATTCTGCCATGATTTACCTCGTTGATAATGTTATAGACATTGGAGAAGATGGATATTCGCTATCATCATCGCTTGCTCTTAATGATGCTAGACCTCTATCGTATAACGCTGACCATGTTGCTAGTCGTTCATCGTTCATAAGATAAGGTTCAGCTTCTGCTAATGCACCGTATAAGAGTAAGTCTGGGCAGTTAGCTAGAAATAAGTTAGATGGATTACTCTCTGATAGATAATCAGGTTTGTAGTAATACACCATTCTTAATGTATATGCAGTATCAGGATATGGAGCAAATTGAAACTCACTACCTAATAATGTATACATGGTAGGAACGCCTTTATCTGTTGTTCTAGCGTTTCTAAAGAAGTTAGATGTGTTTTGAAACTGTAAGACTCTGACAGGGTTTGTATCCAAATGTAAGTCTTTCATTGCCAGAAAGTCTGATGGTAGTGATACTGTAGAGTCGTTAACAATAGTATCAGCAGTAGCTACTTTTAGCATTTGTCTAATGCGTAAGTCTCTGCGTAGTCTTTCTTCTGCCAGACGAACAAAGTCAGGTATCTTGTCATCTAAATCTGTACGAGCAAGATAATCTGCAATCGTAGTTTTTAATGTTGAGTAGCTAGTAAATGCCATTATACTTTACCTTGTCTTGTTCTAAAGAATCTGTTGTCTGGGTTGTTTAACCATGCTCTGAACTTCTTTTGGTCTATCACATGAAATCCACGCATGATGTTTGCTTTGTTTAAATCGTCTATGACAGTCAGTGGAATAGATGCAATCTTGTTGTCAAATACATCCTCACCCCAACGACCATTTGTTGCGTTGTATTCTTTTTTGTTCTGTTCAATAATGCTTGATACATCTTGTGCAGTCTCAATCACTAAACCACCGTCTTCGGTGTTGTGTGCTACTTTGTCTCTAATATTATCTTTTTCTAATATCTTTGCCATAACAATCCTAAAAGGGTAAAGCCCTCGTGATGAGGGCTATTAACCGTATTACTCTGCTAAATCAGCAATAATTGCATGAGCTTTTTCGTTTTTCACTTCAAGAGTGTATTCAACTAAAAGCTGTGTTTTTTCGCTGTCACCAGTTTTCGCTAATTCGTTTGTAGCGAATGGGCGTAAGTAAGCAATAGATGCGTACTCTGGGTCAAGAACGAAAGCAACTTCGCCATTGTCATCAGCATCAGCAGACATGAATCTGTTAGGAACAACAGATAATGTACCGAAGTCTGATAGGTATACATCAGCAGCACCAACAATAGTTGTAGGAG